ATGGAAAATGTAGAGTTCAGAGTTTCTCCTGATGGTAAGGTGTTTTTTAGGGAGAAAGGAGAGGATGAAAAACGTTTAACTCGCTTCAATAAAGCGTTATGCGTTGAAATCTTAGGAATGATCAGAGATCGTTTCCCCGGTGCGTGGTCTCGGTTACGTCTTATGTATAAGCCTACCTCGAAGAGTCATGCCGAGCAAGATAAAGCAGCCTTCAAAATTGTAGAACGCTTTATCCGTTGTAACTTCGGGGAACATGACTTATTGACACCAGACATCGAAAATGACATCCTGCATTTCGAGGAAGTAAGATGCCCGCTTCGTGGAATCTGCCCAGATGAAAATATAATCTGTAAACCTCAGAGTTTAATAAAACTTTCACCGGCAGAAAAAGAAGTTGCCAAACTTTACCTGTGGGGAGAAACTTTTGACGAGATTGCTCGAAGGCTGGGCAAATCACCTTCTACTGTAAAAGTGCAACTTCACAATATAAAAAAGAAAACTGGTGCAAAGAACTGCAGAGAGATTATCAAAGTAATGCGAATTCATAACTTATAAGGTGGGTGAGCGGTTGAAGGGTTCTTTTCTTTCCCGTGCCACAACCGCCCCACCGTTTTTTACTATGCCAAAAGAATGTGAGAACTGTGCTGACAAGAGAAACTGCATCAACGGTGCATACTGTGTAAAGCACGGATTATATGTTCAATATTCAACAAAACCGATTTGCGATGAAAGTTAAGGAATTTGAGGATGCCATCAAGAGAATGGATACTCGTATTGTATTAGACGAAGTAAAACTGAGTAAAGGTCATGTCCGCCGATTTTACGGGCATATTGGCACAACGCTCATCATGTGGAAAGAGAACGGAACTGGTCACACTTGTATCCTTCATACTATTTCACCTGAAGAAGTAAATCAAAACACTCACGATGGTGTGACGGAAAGCTGCTATACACCAGAGCAGAAGTACGACATTAAATTTGAAAACATTTAGACCTATGAAGTATTTGGCTATAGAAATCAAAGGTCAAGTTGGTATATATAATGACAGTGATGAACTGGGTGGCTTGATTGACAACAATGTTGACTTCAAGGTATTGGGTACAGTCTGTGATGATAAGGAATTTGGCGACAGATGTACTACTGATTGCTATGCATTCCGACACGGAGTGTGCAATTCAAAACTCGTTCGAGACTGGGATGGAAAATTGTGGCATGTTATATAATACGTTGTGTATGAGAAGAAAAAAAAAATTTCCTGGTAATGGTCTTAGCAGAGTAGCAATGTTATTCCAGATTGCTACGAAAGCCCATCATAATTTGACTATTCCAGAGCTTAACAGAATAAAGAATATCAATCCAAAAAAATTAGAAGATATTTATGAAATGGTTATTAAAGATACAATGACTTCAAGTGATGCAAAATTTGCATTAAGTTTATTTTTTAATCAAAGGAACATATGAATTATAAAGAAAAAAAAGCGGCAAGGGATGCTGCTGTACGTGGAGTTCCGTTCTTTTGTGGTGGTCACACAATACTTCCAGTTCCATTTGATGATCTGTCCGGAGAAGACTGTTGTTACCAATGCGAAATGGATTCTGAATGCAAAGGTGATATCTTTGAGATGTGTGAGTATGTCAATGGCATTAGAGGACACGATGAATATTCATTTAGAATATTGGGTTAATATAATTGTATGAAAATATATATCAGTGGAAAAATAAGCGGAATGAACCGCTTTAGGAGTAAGTTGCGTTTCCGCAATGCACAACGTTACCTCGAAGGAAAAGGATACGAGGTCATCAACCCGTGGAAGAACCAGGATATCCAGGATGTGGTTGACATGGGGGGAGACTATACAGCCATCATGCTTGAATGTCTTAACGTGCTCGGAGCTTGTGATGCAATATATATGCTTGACAACTTCATGCAATCGAGAGGAGCAAAGGCAGAACATGCTTTCGCTATTGCTTGTGGTATTAAGGTTTATTACTGTAAAGAACTGTATGATAGCGGTGTGCTCAGGCGAAATGGAACGGAGGATATAATATGAAGAAAGTTGTATTTTCTAATTTTCCTCTTATATTCTAAATTTGCAGCGACTTAAAAAGATTTACGATGATTGAACAAAAGTACATTGACATGATTCTGGACCGTATCGATATTGAAGATGTGGTTTCGGAATATGTAGGGTCAGAAGGTCTAAAGAAAAAGGGCACACGTTTATGGGCGTGTTGTCCCTTCCATAGTGAAAAAACTCCTTCATTCTGCGTGGAACCGGCAAAAGGTACATGGCACTGCTATGGATCGTGCCAGGAGGGCGGTAATGTTATCGGCTTTGTAATGAAGGCAGAGAGCCTGCCGTTCCCTCTCGCAGTAAAGAAACTGCTCAAAGACCAGTTGCATATTGACCTGAAAGAACAGGATATGCAGAGTACACCTGAAGAGGAGGAAAAAGAGAAGAAACGACAGTCGATGTTCATCTACAATGACTACCTGCAGAAATTCTTCCACGAGCAACTTCACGCGGAAACACCGGAAGCGAAAGCAGCAGTCAGTTACATGAAGCACCGCTGGAAGGAAGATTACTGCAGGGAAATGGGCATCGGATATGCCCCAAGTTCATGGGACGCTCTCATTGAATGGGCTAAGAAGACCGGTCTTGACCTCGATATCCTGCAGGAGATGAAGGTCATTAACAAGTCTGAGAAAGGGAAACTGTACAGTTTCTACCGGAACAGGCTGATGATACCTATCCGTGACCGTTACAGCCGTATCACAGGCTGGACAGCCCGCACGCTCGATGACAAGGAAGACCGCAAATACCTCAACTCTGCAGAGAGTGAGATATACAGTAAGGACCATTCTGTATTCGGCATCGATACGGCTGCGAGGAAGGCACGCCAGGAAGAGAAAATCTACCTTGTTGAAGGTGGTCCGGATGTTATGAAGTTACAGAGTCTTGGCATCCTTAACACGGTGGCCAGCCTAGGTGGTGCATGGACAAAGAACCAATTTGATTTACTGCGGAAGTTCAACGCAACGCTATGCTTTATCCCAGACTCTGACAATGACAAGCCGGAGGGGAAACGACCTGGAGAGTTGAATGTCATCAAGAACGGAACGCTTGCCATGCAAGAGGGGTTTACCGTCAGCGTCCGTGAGATTCCTAATGAAACGAGTAAGAAGATGGATCCGGACTCGTTTGTAACGAACAAGACTATCTTCGACACAATGCAGGAAGAGGAGTTCCTGACATGGTTCGCCCGTAAACAGTGGAACGATGACTTTACGACCGAGGAACGTCTGGCATTCATGAATAAGGTGTGCGACCTCATAGCCTGTATTCAAGATGAAAACACTCAGACCGCATATATCGCACAAATGGGCGGTGCCTATGGGCACAAGCATGAGTGGCTGGGTGCCTACAAGTCGGCACGCCGTCGCAAACTGGAAGCCATCAGCAAGAACAACAGGGTTAATGGCGATATAGACATGCTTCGTCAGTTTGGCTTCATCGAGAAACACAAATGCTACTTTGGCATAAACAAGGATGGAAACGATGTGCAATGGTCCAACTTCCGATTGAAACCACTATTCCATATAAAAGATGACATACGTCCAGTACGACTGTTCGAAATCGACAACGATGACCCTGACCAAAAGAAGGAAATCATAGAACTTGACATGGAGGTGTTTACCTCAGCGAAGAACCTCAGAAAAAAACTTCTCGGTATAGGCAACTATACATGGCTTGCCGGAGAGAACGAACTTATCCAGTTGCAACGCTATCTTGCAAAAGTGACTGAGACGGCTGTCGAGCTCAAACAGTTAGGCTGGAACAAAAAGGGATTTTATTGTTTCTGTAACGGAGCACAGGAGGATGGTGTGTGGCATCCCGTCGATGATATGGGAATTATCCGGCTGAAGGCAGGAAAGTTCTATTTGCCGGCAATGTCTCAGATATACCGAGAGAGTCAGGAACTCTATGTCAACGAGCGTAAGTTCCGACACCTTACCTATTCCAAGATACCATTGCATGACTACTTCCAGAAGATTGTAGAAGTATTCGGTGATAATGGCAAGGTGGGTATCTGTTTCTTCCTGGCAACACTCTTCCGTGATATCGTGAAAGGAAAAGCCAGGTTCTTCCCCATCCTCAATATATTCGGTCCGAAAGGTTCCGGAAAGACGGAACTAGCCAATACACTAATGAGTTTCTTCATGGTAGAGAATGATCCTCCCAACCTGGAAACTGGAACGATGGCAGCACTGGCCGACCTCGTAGGATCAGTGAGCAACGCACTCGTTCATGTCGATGAGTATAAAAACGGTGTCGTGTTCCAAAAGATAGAGTGGCTGAAAGACCTCTGGGGTGGTGTCGGTCGTACCAAGATGAACATGGATAAGGACAAAAAACGTGAGCAAGCACGTGTGGACAGTGGTGTCATTCTGACGGGACAGGAAATGCCAACGGCAGACATCGCCCTCTTTACACGCCTTATCTACCTGACCGTGGATAAGCAGCACCATTCTCAGGAGGAACGAGACCGGTATGCTGACCTGCTGCATTACAGGCTGATGGGCGCCACACATATAACACTGGAGATCGAGAAACACCGTGAGAAGTTCGAGGCTTCTTTTGGTGGTGCCTGGAAGAAAGCTGAAGCAGACGTGGAGTATATGGTCAAAGGAAAAGAAATCATGGATCGTATAGAACGTAACTGGCTTGTACCTCTGGCAGCCTATCTCTCATTAGCTGATGTGCTGCAGATGCCATTTACTTACGAAAACCTGTTGAAGATCTGCGTAGATGGTATCATCAAGCAGAATGATATGTGCGCATCCACCGATGAGGTGTCAAGTTTCTGGAACATCATCAGTTCTGCCCAGCAGAAAGGTATCCTGATGTATGGCCAGGACTATATAATAAAGACAAAGGATCGGCTGCGCACCAACCAGCAGAAGAACCCGATAGACTTCGAGACTCCAAAGCAAATCCTGATGTTCCGAAAGAACATCATGCTTACGACTTACAGACAGTTAGGTCGTCAGATGGACGAGAGGTTACTGCCATCAGAGAGTATCCTGCATTATCTCCAGATATCGCCTGAGTTCTATGGAACGGCTACACAACCAGAGAGATTCAAGAAGTTCAATACCAATGGTATGCCAATGCAGGAACCGATTATGGACGGTGAGAGAATATCTGGCTATAAGACAGTCTATAACCAGGATCGCCCATTGTGCTTTGACTACAAAATGGTGAGTGAAAAGTATGGCATCATCCTTGATAGTTATACTGGTGAGATAGAACAAAAGGAAGAAGAAAAAACGCAACCAAAGCAAGAAGAACTTCCATTCAGTAATACAGAAGATAACAATGGAGACGCACCATTTTAAAAAGGCGTAACGCATCATCGTAAGTCGGGGCGGTCATCGAGAGGTGGCTGCCTTTTTTGTGCCTTCAAATTAAAAATTATTTTTTTTGAAAAAAAAAACAGATGTAGCATTTGTAGCAAAACGTGCATCGTTGATAATCAGTTAGTTAACTATTTATTTTGATGTAGCAAAAATGTAGCAAAATGTAGCAATGATGTAGCAAAGCACTATAATTGTAGCAATGTAGTAGCATTTTTGATTAGTTTGTAGCATAATAAGAAATGTTAAGTTATTGTTACTTAGATACTTATGTTTTGTTGCTACAATGCTACAAATGCTACATACATATATACCTCACACGAAAATAAATTCCTCTGATTGAAAGAAAATTCCTGCAAACGTAGGAGATTTCAAATAAATAGTTTAATTTTGCACGGAAAAACTATTTCTTTTACTACATAAATATGAGTTCGTTTGTTGTATATGTTAAGTTGCCCCCATTTGTGAGCCAGTTCCTGGTGCACTCACTTGGCAACCCTGTAGTGTTCCCACCTCAGAGCGTGGAGAACTCTACCATTAAAGTGTTTGTCTCAAAACTTCCAGAAGGGAAGATTCCGGAGACGGCTGCTCCAGATATGACAGCCATAGCCATTCCCGATTCAAAGTCGAAGCCGGCTGATACCTTCAACTATTTATCACCTCGTGGAAAAAATGCTATTGCCGAATGCTGTGATCTCCTTTTTAACAGATGCTTATGGACAGAACTCGGTGATCTTAGTAATGTAGGGTGTAAAACACTTACGGCTATTTATGCCTGGTGTGAAAATCATGGCATCGATATTGACTATGCTGATACTATCCGACAACGGTACTACCGTATCCGGGACAATTATTCAAAACGTGGTATTGATCTCATGAAGAAAACTAGAGACAAAAAAGGCGATTAAAATATTTTAACTATAAAATAATTCCGATAAGATATTGCATTTTTCGTATTTATAACCGTACCCGTACAGTAGAATACAACGGCAAACAAGAACAAACATCTTCAAACATACCCAAACAAAACTGAAATAATATGCAGTTGAACAACATCATCAAGATCTCTGTACTTCCATGTGAGCAGATTGCCGGTTTCCTCCGTCTCAGTCAAACTGTGGCTAAACTGAATGATGATCTTCAGTTTGATGAACTCAATAACATTCGTCGTCCGGCAGCGTTGACAATAGAAGACAAGGTAGAAGACAGACAACGTATATATACAGCCAAACTAGTATTCTCCACTTGCGACAAATGGCCAGAGAATGTCCAGCGTATGGCATACCTGTGCGAAACTGCTGACGGTGAACGATACCTTATAGGCAATCATGACAGACCATTTCCTCTGACAATTCGGAAGTCAACACACCCGAACAACTTTGCGGACAGTCAACTTACAGAGGTAACAGTTACCTATTCCTCTGACAAAATGATACCGATTATCGTGTAAATCGGTATTTTTGCAGGCAATTCCCTTTTTCTACCTTTGCATTAAACAATTAGCATAGGTAGAATATGGAATATCAATTTATTATCTCTGGCGAGATAGGCGTGGCTTACGACTGGTGGACAGGTCAGCGTGGTACCACGGCTAAAGATGTTCGTGATTTCCTCGCAGCCCACAAGGATGAGGAAGTCCATATTGCCGTTTCCTCTCCTGGTGGTTATGTCGATGCCGGTCTTGAAATATACCAGTTGGTAAAAGATCATGGTAAGGTACACATGCATATTCTGGGAATGACCGCAAGTGCAGCAACTTTCCTGACCATGGGGGCACAGTCCGTTGATATGGTTGACGGATCGCTGATGCTCATACATAACGCTTCGACTGCTGTCATGGAATGGCAGTCGGCAAATAAGAAGCAACTCGACGAGTTGATTGCCAAGTATCAGAAAGAACGTGAAGACCTTAATACTATTGATAAGGTGATAGCATCTCTCTACGCGAAACGTAGTGGCAAGAGTATTGAGGATTGCATGGCTAAGATGGACAAAGAAGCATGGCTGAGTCCTCAGGATGCACTCGACTTTGGACTGATTGATGCCATCCGTGAAGACGGGGAGGCTTCAAAACATGCTAAGAACTTGCGCAGAATCTATTCAAATAACATATTCAAGGAGTTTGGCTTACCGCCATTCCCTCAGCAACAGGAATCAGAGACTGTCGCTGATGAGAATGGCAATCCAACTAAATCGTTTATCCAGAAGTCGGTGGAAGCGGTGAGAGCCTTTTTCCGTAACGAACCCGCAGTTAATGAGAAACCCATGATTAAAACTTTTGTGAACGTGATGGCACTTCTCGCTATCACTGCTGGTTTCAAACCCAATGAAGATGATACCATCTCGTTGAGTCAGGACCAGATGAAGAAGGTTGATGACCAGTTGGGTACCCTTGAGCAGCAGGTCAAGGATGCGAACGAGGCAAAGGATGACCTCCAGAAAAAACTCGATGCAGCCAATGCCGCTCTCAAGAAGGCTCAAGACGATCTCTCTGCCGCAGAAGAGAAAGTGAAGAACCTGAAAGGTGCTCCTGGTGATGAGACCAGTAAAAAACCTGCGGACACCCGCGAGACTGACGATGAGGACGAGAAGTTCCTCAACGAGGCTCGTGAATCGTACAACCGTATTAAAGACCTGTAAACGATGGGAAAAGTAGTTATCACTCCTGAAGCACTCTCCAAGAGTGCCGCACAGTATCGTCGGGAAATCCTGATGATGCCAGTCTTCGCTCTTAACGAGTTCCTGCAGCATGTATCACTCCGTACCGGCATCCGTTACTCTGAAACGGTTGGCCAGATGAGTGGTTCCATGGAACTCGGTCCATACAGCGAGACACGTATTGAAGACGATGACGTAAAGATCGTCGGACGCACTCTTTACACCTACCTCGGTAGCGTCGTGAAGAAATTCTCTCCTAACTCTGTCTATCAGAGCATTTATGGCAACGCCATCACCAAGGGCGAGGGTCTTAAGAACGTGGATATCACCCGTGAGGTGCTGAACTTCCTCGCCAAGAAAGTGGGCGACTCGCTCTACTGGAATATGTGGAACGCAGTTCGCAATGCCGATGGTACCAAGACCAAAGACCTGTTCAATGGCTTCGACACTATCACTACCACAGAGATGACTGGTGAGAATGCCGGAATCACGGTTGCCAACGGAAACCTGCTGAACCTGACAGAGAAGATTGACAGCACCAATGCTGTTGACATCTTGAAGTCAATCTGGCGAAAGGCTGACCCAATGCTCCAGCGCGAGAAGTGCAAACTCTTCGTCGCTCCCTCTATCCTCGATGCTTACAATGACGACTACAAGGCTACTACCGGAGCCATTGCCTATAACACCCAGTTCAAACAGACATTCGTGGAAGGTTCTGAGAACCGTTGCGAGATTGTCGCTCTGGCTAATAAGGCAGACTCTCCTTATATCCACTTGACCACTAAGCAGAATATGCTTGTAGGTGTCAACCAAAAGGGCGAGGAAGAGACTGTGGCTGTCGAGAAGCATGAGGCATTCGTCCTCCAGTTCATTATGACCGCGTTCTTCGGTTGCCAGTTCGAGACAATCAGTAAGGAGCGTCTGCTTGTTGCAAAGCTTAAGACTGGTGCATAATGACAGTTGTCTAACCAAATAAAAATTCAAGATTATGCCAAAGAATACAGCATGTACCGGCACGAACAATCTCTACGAGAACGTGGATTTCTGTCCTGGACAGGTCAGCCTTCCAGGTGTTCGTGACCATTTCTATTTCATCCGTAAGAAGGATATCACCAAGTGGCCGACACTGCCTCTGAACAGTGCCGAGTCGCTTGACAAGGTGGCTGTCTATGACGGCAACTTCACACTGGCTGCTGATGCCAAGTTCCATCGTGTTGACCTCGTTCCATCTGAGAGCGAGCCTAAGAGCGAGCAGGCAGGCAGCTATGGCTCTTTCCACTTCACCAATAGTATCACGCTCGTTCTGCCTGGTACCGCAGAGAAGGTGACTGGACTCATCACCGAGCTTAACAATGACAACGTTGTTATTCTCGTGCCCCAGCGTGATGGAAAGTGTCGTGTATTCGGTTCTGCCGGCTTTGACGTTACTATCAAGCCGTCGCAGGAATGGGGTAAGGGCAGTAACGATGCCAATACGACCACCATCGAGGTGTCTTGTGAGGATCGTGCAGCCACTCCTTTCTATCCTGGTACTATCGAGACTGATGGCGCGACCATCAGCGGAGAGACCGACGAGGAGGTTACGGCTGAACCTAATCCTTAAGAATGGCCAAATGACGAGTATATGAACGGAGGGGGCGGACAACGGACTGACGTTGCCTTGCCCCCTTTTTTAAATTCAAAGACAATATGAAAATAGATCCAAAATTTACTAAGGAAATTCAGGACTGGCTGAACGATGAGAAGCATGATGCTGTAACAGGTGCAGACCTGCTCATCCGTGTGAATCCACGTAATGTCAGTTACCGCAGATGGCACTCATTGGCTATCATGCGCCCGAAAAACATTCTACCGAAGATTGAGCGTGAACTGAAGATCCATCTGAAGTACAGGCTTGACGGACTCACCTTACAGGAAGTTAACCGTTTGGACAGGGATATCATCCCTCAGGTAGAGAAGGTCCTGGCAGAAGGCATTCCTGCCCAGCCTACCGATGTGCTTGTCTCAGATGAGAATGGTACACCCGTTGTCCCTGCTTCCGTTATTCTCAACCCTGAGGATGAGACAGACGCGCAGGTTATCGTGAAGCAACTCGGTCGCCGTGCCGACCATGATCAGCTTCCTGATGACATTAAAGCACTGTGGGATAACAACGGTACGCTCTACAAAGACATTAAGGCTGTCTTTGAAGAGTTGAAGTCTATGGAGAACCTGCCTTCGTGCCAGCGTTATGACAAATTGCAGATCCTTGATGCCATGGACAAAAAGTACATGGCGCAAATGCAGCAGTATGATGAGTATGACAATGGAGGTCAAGAGCCCAAGCCCGTCGATGACAAGAAAGACAACTCCACTGATGCGACAGCAGTTGAAGCAAACGTTACAACTGCTCGTTCCTACATAAGCAAGAATAAGGATAAACTGGCTTCGCTACAGCAGGCTTCGCTTGCCGAAGGTGCCACAGACAAAGACAGGTCTGCTTTCAAGAACCTTCTTGTCAAGATGCAGCAGCGCGTTGACGTGCTGGTGGCGGCCAACGCTGCCATTACAGACGATATGCGTCAGTCGCTGGAGTCCATAGGTCTGAATTTTACTGCTGATGAGAACGGACACGATACAGAAGAATCTGCGTCCGCTGAGTGATTGCCCCCTGCAGTCGTTCCTCGGCACAGGTATCCACACGCTCGGCTTGTTGGGATGGATACTCCAGCAGGTCGGGCGTGCCGATGTGTACGTCTCGACCTACTCGACAAGTGAGGAGTTCCTTTCCGGATTCTATAACCTCAGAAAGAAAGACCTCATAACCCATGCCGTACTTCTGGCAGACCTGAAAGCCAGCCGGAAGACCGTCAAACTGAGCGAACTGATGAGCCAGTGCTTTGACGAGGTACATCTGGGGCAGAACCACTCAAAAGTCGTACTGGTACAGACAGAAAACGGAAAGTGCGTCTCTGTGATATCCTCACAGAATCAGACCTATGGCGGTCGTGCTGAATGCACGATGATTTCTACATCACAAGAGGTTTTCTATGATCTCTTCTGTGGTTTCAAAGATATTGTAAAACAAAGTGTTTCAATTGATGGACTATACAGCAGAACAACTGCAGCGGATCGAGGAACTGGCTCACATTCTCACTCCTGCCTCGGAGATTTCCGCCCTTTTGGGATTGAAGAGTGAGGATGAATTCCTGCTTGACATCGCCACGAAAGGCAATCCTGCAAGAATAGCCTTTATGCGAGGCATGGCACAGACCGCCAATGACCTACGCTCCAAGAACCTGGAACTGGCTAACGCCTGTGCTCCGTCAGCCATTGAACAATGCTTCCATGACCTGAAACATATGATGAACGACCTTGAAAGAGTATGAGCCTGCCTGCAAACATAGACGAATACCAAGTGAACCTCTTCTCTCCAGTCGATAAGATGAAGGAGAACAACGTGCCCGAGCATGTCATCATACGGCTGCTCAGACTTCGTGCACTTTATACATTCTGGCTGAACTTCCCTAGTAAGACCACACGCGAGATGGTTCAGCAGGACCAATTGATGCACCCAGACATCAAGCAGCGTGAGGCTTACGATGACATCAAACTCGTGAAGATACTCATTGGAAACCTCGAAGCGGAGTCCAAAGAGTGGCATCGGCACGTTTTCAACCGTCGGACCGATGAGATATACCGGCAGGCTATGCGCGATCATGACAACAGGGCTGCAGAGAAAGCCAATGCGGACTACGCAAAATATAACCGTGTAGGTGAGATTGACCAGCAGCCTGTCAACTACGAAGAGATAATACCTCATACTATTGAGCCTACCGATGATCCTACCGTAATCGGCATCGACCCGATTAAGGACCTCAGAGGCGAGATCAGAAAGATGAAGCGCAAACTGGGTGCGGATATCCAGGATGCTGATTTTGTAGAACTTGATGATGATGGAAAAGAAAAGGATATATCTGAATGACGCTCAATATTACCTCTTGTCCATGGCACCTCGTAACCTCATTGCCGTATGTGGTCGTGGTATAGGCAAGGGCGTAATTCAGGCAAGCCGTCTGCTGGAGTTCGCACAGGCGATGCCAAGATGCTCACTCGGTTTTGTCGTTCCCTCTGTTAAGAGAGGACTCACAAATATCCTGCCTTCCATACTGATGCACCTCAATAACTGGGGATATAAAAAGGATATCCATTATTGTATAGGGCATCGTCCTGCAAAAGCCTGGCACTGGACACCTCCGATATGGGAGCCTGAGAACTATGAGAATGTCATCCAGTTCTATAACGGCTCCTATGTCACATTGATTTCCCAAGACCGGGTTGGCACTTCAAACTCAATGTCTCTCGACGGCATCATCATCGATGAAGCGAAGTTCATTGACTACGAGCAACTGAAAAACGAGACCTTTCAGGCTAACCGTGGTAATGAGATGTATTTCTCCAAGTGCTATCTTCATCATGGAATGACAGTTACCAGCGATATGCCTGTAACCAAAGCAGGCTCTTGGTTCTTGAACTATGAGCAACAGATGGATAAGGACCTTGTGAAACTCGTGGAGGGACTGGTTTATCAGATATGGAAGACGAAGAAACAGGCTGCCGCTCATCCGGAGCGTAAGGAGTACTATAACAGGAAACTCGGACAGTTGCGGGCAACAGCCAACGAGTTCCGCGCACACCTGACGCTCTATAAGGAGTATTCGAGCATCGAAAACCTTGCGATACTCGGAAAGCAGTTCTTCTATGACATGAAGCGCAACCTGCCTGTGCTTACCTTCGCCACTTCTATTCTTGGCTTGCGTCTGGGAATATCGATGGATGGCTTCTACAGCGGACTGCGCCCCGTCAACCTATATACGGCACCGAATATCTCGCATCTTGATAACCTTCATTATGATTTCACAAAACTACAGCAGGAGGATTGCAGGATGGACAATGACGTGGATCCTGGACTTCCGCTGATTATTGCCTTTGACGCTAACGCCAATATCAACTGGTGTGTTGTAGGGCAGGTCGGTGATGACGGCAAACTACGGGTAATCAAAAGTTTCTACGTCAAGTATGAGAGGAAAATCCCAGAACTTGTCGATGACTTCTGCCGGTACTATATGTATTATATTTTCAAACAGGTCATATTCTACTATGATACTACTTTCATCAGCAACAACTATGCTCTTCACAATGACGACTTCCACGCTACAATTGTTTCCGGACTCAGAAGGGAAGGGTGGTATGTCAATGACGTGTGCATCGGCAAGCAGATGGGGCATATAGAGAAACAAGCACTTATCAACCGTATGTTCATGGGACGTGCCGCACACCAGGTTCTGATCAATAAGGATAATAACCGCGACCTTCTTCTAAGCATCCAGACAGCAGGCGTGTATATGGGTAAAAAGGATAAACGCGGTGAGAAACTGGCAGAGACAGAGGAAGACAAACTTGAAAACCGCACTGACGGTTCTGATGCCTTCGACACGCTCTGTATCGGTGTTGAGAAGTTCCCCAAGTTGCAGTTACGCATGGGTGGGGCTGTCGTCTCTTCATTCGGTGGTCATTAGGCTACTCCTTTTTTTGATTTTTCATACGATGTACAGTCGGTGGCAGCGATGCTCCCGGCTGCTTTTCATTAGATGACACCCGCATTATTTACCGCTGCCCTTCATTACCTGGCCGACTTTTATTCTTGCCTATAGTCCATGTAGTGTGCCTGTCGGGTGCTTTCCTCTTTGACCTCACCATGCAACCTTGATGTGGCTTGTCAACACAAGGATGATGTGTCTCTGCCTGCCCCGTGGCATCATGGTATCTGCTTTCGACCGCTGATTACTCTCATCGTCTCTGGTACCGAAAGCCTGAACGATTCACTTATTTGTTATTGCCATGGCAGAATGGTTCAGGATGTCTGACATGTGTCATGTGTTGTTTAATGGTTCTTGTGCTCCCCTTGCCGGGCTTCATCATTTTTACTTTGCAAATTTAGCGCAGGCGGCATACTGCAAGTACCATTGCACTATTCCTGCAGAAAATTCCGACACGCTTTCCTGATTTGCTGCACAAATAAGGTTTTTCATAATTTTCCTTGTAATTCCTTGCATTTCCATGCCTTCTCCCTGCTGCTCTTTTATGCACGTAAAAATCGAAAAGCCCCAAGGGGCACAAGTTAAACTTTTAAACAACAAACAATTATGACACATCCAGTTCAAACATCCATCATCAACCACTCTCGCCTGTATGCCAACCACTATTATCTGAATCTCTACCAGGCTTTCATCAATACCGAGGACGGAGAGATTTACGAATATGAGATTGAAGCAGATACGTTCCATGATGCCACAGAGAAGGCAGAGGAATATGCTTTCAGCCTTGGAGTTGACATCACTTACATCGAGGTTTATCACATGGTTTAATCAAAAATAAGTTTCACCTTTTAAACAGTTACACGTCATGGAAGCAAGAATGATTATCGTCAGTCAGGTAAAGTCGAACCGCTCTGAATCAATGGTTTGGCAGGTGTCAATCAACAATGAGCAGCAGGGAATGCAGCACTGCAAATCACCTTTGAAAGCACTCCGGTATGCTTTCATCCTCAAAAAACAAACAGGAGTCCAAATCGCCAATGAGACCATCGAATGTCTTAAATCGGAGATCAGCCGACTGAAGGAACTTCAAGAGAACAACACCGAGACTGAGCAGGTCGAACTCGAAGAGATACCGGCATCAGTCAAGCAGTTTAACAAGTTGAAGGAAAAATATCCTGATGCCCTGTTCCTCTTCCGCGAGGATGACTTCTACACTGCCTACTCTCAGGATGCTGAGGAGGTCAGCGAAATCCTTGGAATTGTCATCACCAAGAAAGGGCGTCGCAACACGGCTTCGTTTCCTAAGAGTGCTCTCGATACCTATCTGCCCAAACTGGTTAAAGCCGGCAAGCGCATCGCCATTTGTGATTCTGATCAGGAGGCTGCATAGTGCGGTCTCCTTTTGTTTAACTTCTAAAGTATCGTTGTGCAATGATGAAAGCAGCTATCTTCGAGTATATTCCTAAGAGGTATCTTAGACGTGCAACCTTCGAGCAGAAGGACACCAACAGAATGATCCTGGGATTCAAAGACGGAAGAAACGTCTATAGCCGTTGGGCTGCAAGGCTCTTCGCCCAGTCTCTGGCTTTGACAGACCTTCACGACGTGACAGTCGTATGCATTCCTGCAAGTACCCGCTGCGCACACGTTCGAAGATGGAAACGCTTCTCTCAGGAACTGTGCAAGCGTACTGGTGCCATCAACGGCTTTGACTACGTTAATGTCAGTGGTAGCCGTAAGCGGGCACATATCACTGGTGACTATGAACTCGCTACGAATATAAAACATTACATACATATCGATCCTGATTACTTTCGTGGAAAGAAGGTTCTTGTAATAGATGATATCTATACTACCGGACAGTCAAGCCGGTCATTCATAGCAGCGATGGAGGCTGCCGGTGCTGACGTGGTCATGGCAATGTTCCTTGCTAAGACCAGGCAGCATAGATAGGTATCGCGCCCATCGTGTCCTGCCCACCCTGAGCCGGAGCAAAGCTCTTGCCCAGTACACGATGAGCGCGATGTATTTCCTATGCCCACCCTCGTACCCCTGCGCACCAGAACGCTCCCGATGCAACACTGATGACTTATGTCACCAGAGTTATTCGCGTTCCGCATACAGAATATACACAATTCCACCACACTCCTGCAGCCACCCCATCGCTTCACTACGTTACACATTAGCACCTGAGAGAGCCTTGTAGCCTGAGAGGTGGTGGTTCGTACCAGAGAGAGTACGACGAGGGGACTCATCATACACACACTGGTAACGTGCCAGGCACCACCGCCACTTCTCATGCAGGCACACTCAGTTGCTGATGTCTCCACTTCGTTACTCGTGGGGTGGCTATTGAAGCGGATAGAATAGTGTAACCCTGTATGTACGGCTATTGCCGTAATGGTGCTTGCCTTGAACTGCAAACGAATGGCAAGTGGAAAGAGGTAACGCCATTGCATGATGCCATTCGACCGCAGATGTTTCATTTATGGAGTGCTACAAAGTGGTATGGCAATTTCCACACAGCGAAACGACGGGCACGGGTATGCGACAAAGTAAAAACACTTTACATATTCCGCTAACTTCGAGGGTGGCAATTCCGAGGCAGGCGTAGGGCGGTGGGGGGTCTCGCGTGAGACAAACGCACGGCTGCCGTTTCGCAAACCTCGAAATCTTTGGTTTTCAGCGGTTTGCGAAACGGCAGCCGTGCAAAATAGGTGCAAAATGCCGTCTTTGCGGTGGGCAATTCTCGCAGATTCACCCTTTTGGGCTGCGAAAATTGCCCGATTGCCTGTCTGAACCGACGGAATTTTGCAAATTGCCTTTCAATTTCCATTTTCATTCTGACTCTGTAATTTGAAAGGTAAAGTGGTAGGCATTTTCTTGACAAATGCCTGTGAAATGTTAAAAATCGGTCTTTTACTACAAAAAAACGTAGTAAAATTTTGGTAGTACGAAAATTTGTAGTACATTTGCATAGTCTTAATTAAATAATGAAATATGAAACAAGAAAAAGAATTGATGGAAGTTACGCCCGAAGAAAAAGACCTTATAGAGTCTATCAGAAACTACAATAAGTCCTTTCCTGACGGCTACCCTGAACTGCTCTGGTATGCACAGCAACTGTTTGACAACATGTTACGGCAACCATATCTCTAAAGAGAAATCCCTTCCCCTGTAATAGGGGGAAGGTAAGAATATTAAAGTTTAACTTATAAAAATTAAAGATTGATGATATGGAAACTATGGAAGTTGTAGTGACAAATCCGGTTATTGTTACGGATATGAAAAAAAAGATGAAAGATATTCTGATGTGTGTGTCATGGCGAGATTTTGCCAACACATATTTTCAGAGGTCCTCTTCTTGGTTCTACCATAAAATGGATGGTATTGATGGAAATGGTGGCTCTGGCGGTTTCAATGCTGAAGAGGCAGAACAGATGCGTGGTGCCCTCATTGATCTTTCTAATCGCATCCGCAGGGCTGCGGAAAATATTTAGGCGAGGTTATCATTGACCTTATTAAGACTAAGTCGCCCGTCGCCTACGGGCGCAATTTTTATAGTCCCCGACCATCTCGGTTAGGGACTTTTTTTGTACCTTTGCAGCATAAATAGAGAAAAAATATGGAAAGAACGTACAGAAAAGAAAAAATAGTATGTCCATACTGTGGTAAGGATATTTGTGTCAAAGTCCCAGAACCGGAGGAAAATACTATTTTTGAAGGTAAGGTGATCTGTGATGAATGTAAAAATGAGGTAATAATACCCATATTACCTAAATTCACAGCCAAACCTATTGAACTGTGATTTTATTAAAGAAGATATGGAAACATTTATTGCTTTTATCGTTGTAATGTATATCTTTGGCACTATGTTGGTAACAAATGCAGCCAAAGAACATGAGTGTGATATGCTGATGGTGGTACTGGCTTCACTGGCGATGTCTCCCATCGGTGGATTGCTCTACGTCTTATGCTTCCCGTATAAGAGGAGGTAAAAAGCCGTTTTTCTTCAAAATTCGGGCTGAATTTTGGAAAAATGGTGCTGATTATTCAAATTTCTGCTTAAAAATTTGAATAATCAGGGATTTCTTTGTAACTTTGCCCTCGGTTCTAAGATGATAGTCACTTCTATCCGTCGGGGCGCACGTCAGACGCTCGGCTCACAAGGCAGGGCTTTTTTGATGCCCATTTCAGCGCAACCTATAACGGCTGCCTTCTCGTAAGATTAACTGCTCCTTCGGAGAAGTCATCATCTTAGAACCAACGGGAAGTGCAGCCGTTTCTCTGTCTCCGCGCCGGGCGGTTCTCGGCAGGTTCTAAGATGATGCAATATGCAACAGACAATTCAGATCGGGCAGGTTCAGCCCTCAGTGCTTTCCATTTTTGAAAGCATTGTAAAGAACTCGAAAGTGTGGCTTGGTGCCAAGTCTAAGACCTTTTCTGCCCTGTGCGGTGAGGATTTCACCCACAAGGAAGTGTTGTTAGCCCATGCAGCTTGTGTGCTGCTCATTGTGGCTTGTGGAGTGGCTGAATGGCTGGAAGGAGGTGCGCTATGAAAATGAAATTCTGTCATTATCACTATGAGAAGACGAAACACCCGAAGTTCTACGACAAGGCTTGTGAACTTCTGGAGAAAGCAAAGAAGTGCGCCTTTACCAGTCAGAACGAGGTTGATATCTTCGCCTTTGAGGTTAAGAAGGCTCTTGATGAGAACAAGCCGGAAGGGCATCCTTCTCGCTTGGTTCATTCCAGGAGCGCAAACGGTGGACAGATTTGCATCCAGAGCGGAAAACTTGACGATGACATAGCACGTCTGTATTACGATGACATTTCCCGTTTTCTGGAATATAACATGGATGCGAAGGATTTCTTTGATGTCAGCGAACGCTATGAGAAAGGAGGCAACGCATGAACGTGAGCACTAATGCATTGGAGCGTATGGCGCAGTTGTGCCATCAGGACGCACTGGAGAACTACATTGACCTGTGCGAGAAGACCATTGACAAACTTCTGGACAATGACGTGTGCGACAGCGCAGAGCAGACAATCGACTATGTGAAAGCCTATCGAGGGCTGGTACGTGAGTTTACCGGAATACTTGAGGAAGTTAGAAAGGAGGACGCGCAATGAGTCAGGATGATCAGAAACTTAAGGCAACCAAGACTGAACAGGCTGTGCTTGATGCCTATTTCTCAACTCGTCAGCCGTCAGGCGGTAATATGACTGGGGTAATGGTGGAAGAGCGCAAGACCACACTTCAGATACAGGATGACCTCCTGCCAACGCTGAAGATTGAGGATGTGGTGATTGTCGATTACATGCTGCACCATGAGTATATGCTGATGCAGGATGATGACGGCACTCCCATCTGGCAGATGTTCAGACTGAGATGAAGAGATAATTAGCGTAGGAATGGTACCTCGGTACTTGCAGGAACGGTGGACTGAACTTTGTGTCGGTCCACCGTATTTTTATTATATATAGGTGTGCCGTACCTTTGCAATAAACAAATTTGCAATGGCACTGAACATAACCAAGAGCATATCCGGCAAGTACTTCTCCTCGACCATTCCCGACGTGGAGTTCACCATATCTGGAGTGAGCGCAGGTGTCAGCATGACCTGTGGCGGTCAGCAGATATACAACGAGACCCTGTTCCCCATCAGCGGCAAGGTGTCGCTCCGTGACCTCTCCAATCTCGTAACTCCGTATGCCCGCCAGCAGCTGGTGGTAACGCTGGGTATCACTATCCGTGAGAACGTGGAGACGGGTACTGGAGGCAGTCAGACGCTTACCGCTCAGGTGATCTACTGTGCTGCCGACTTTGACACCGACGCTGCCACGTTCTGTGAGAACCATTTCCTGAGCATCCTACTCGGACAGAAGATTACCTCGCTCGGACGGCTGGAGTTCCTTCACTACATCGGTACCGATGCGGCAAGTGTGACAGCGGAGTACTCCGACGGCACCACCGCCACGTTCACACCGCCCAGAGTGCAGGGTAACAACAACTACAGCACCATTGACGTGTCACCAGACCGTTTCGATCTGGAGGGAAAGACGCTGGTGGGCTTCACGGCACGAGCCGGACAGCGTTATCAGGAGTTTGTCATAGACCTGGAGCAGCCCGACTGTGCGCCAATCCTGATCTTCGTGAACTCCTTCGGCTGTGAGGAACTGGTGTATTGCACCGGTACCCATAAGGTCAGCCCGTCGTATAAACGCACTCAGACCTACTTCGAGGGCATTCAGAAGAACTACCTCATTGAGGAAACACGCACGTTCAAGGCAGACAGCGGTGTTCTGAACGTGGCGATGCAGAACTGGCTCGATGACCTGTTCCGCTCTGAATATGTGCGCGTCGTGAACATCTACAACGGACAGCCTACCATCGGCAAGGAGGTGCTCTTGACAGACTCCAAGAGCGAGGTGAGCAACGATGATGACGAGTTGACACGCTTCACGTTCTCCTACCAGTACGCGCAGCGCAACCAGAACGTCGTGGACCTCAGACGTGCCGGACGAATATTCGATAACACCTTTGACAATACATTCAACTGATATGCAGCACCTGAAACCTATCCATAAGAGTGAGATGCAGAAGCAACTCGACATTGCTGCCATCCGTGGGCAGTTGGTGAACCTGCGCTGCTGGAAACTGTCCACCGGCGACATCGTGGAGTATAAGGGGTGGCTCGTCAAAAGCGGACACTGGCGAGGCGGTACCCACCGTCTCATCAATCCTCAGAACCGACAGATCCGTGAGGTACGCGACTGTTGCATCTTTGAGTTTATGGGTCATGAAATCTATATGTAATCAATATGAAACGCAAAGCAGAACTACAGAAAGTTGGTACCCGTGGCGACCTTGAAGTGTATGCCGTAGGTGGCGTGGGCTTCACGCCCGGACAGTTCAGCGACCACTCGTCAGCCAATGCGGAGTACTCGACGAACTCCAGTACTATCTTCGATGACAACGGCATCACCACTTACAAAACCGTCATGGTCGATAAGAAGGAATACCGGTATATCCCTTTCGGTGCCAACGACCAGTTACCGTATGACATTATCGCCAAGGTGGGCGAGAACATGGTGATGAGCCAGAATAAACTTTTCAATGTGCTCACTTGTTACGGTCAGGGCGTGCGGTTCTTCGACCGTAAGACCAAGCAACAGACAGAGAACGATGAGGTGGAACTATTCCAGTTCCGCAACTCGCTCACCCGTTTCTTTCTGGAGCAGGTGATGGACATGAAGTATTTCTTCTTCACCATTACCTGCGTCATCCTGGACCGTGAGGGCTGCCACATCGTACAGATGCGCCACAAGGAGAGTTGCTACTGCCGCTTCGAGAAAGCCAATGACAAAGGCAGGATTGAGCATGTGCTGTACGGCAACTGGCGTAACCTCAATAATGATAACGACGTGGAGGTGCTGCCGCTGCTCGATGAGATAGACCCATGGGGCGACCTGATGGTGCGCATGGGGCAAATGCCCGACCCGAAGACCGGTGTGTGCCGTAAGCCTACCCTTGCCCGTAAGTTCGCCATCCTTACACGTTTTCCCACTCCAGGCTATCAGTATTACCCCATACCTTTCTATGCTTCCATCTTCAAGGATGCGTGGTATGACATCTACGAACTCATCGGCAAAGGCAAGCGTGCGAAAATACGCAACTCCGCACCGCCACGTTTTCAGGTCGAGGTGCATAAAGACTATTGGGACAATCTCTGCGACCAGGAGGGCATCACGGATCCGCAGAAGCGCAAGGAGCGTGTGAAGTTGGAAAAGCACAACATCGAGGAGTTTATCACAGGCAACGAAAACATAGGAAAGACGTGGATAACCGGCTACTATGTGGAGCCTGCCAGTGGTAAGGAGGTGCGCATGGTGCGCATCTACGATGTGGAGAGCGGAAAGAAGGAAGGTGGCGACTGGAGCGACGACGTTCAGGAGGCAGCCAACAGCATCTGCTATGGCGACAACGTACACCCGAACCTCGTCGGTGCCACGCCCGGCAAGTCGTCGATGAACAACAGCGGGTCGGACAAACGTGAGTTGTTCCTGCTGAAGCAAGCCTGCGAGACAGCCTTTCACGACTTGCTGCTGCACCCGTTCAAGGTGCTGCTCTATTTCAACAAGTGGAAAAAGGATATCGACGTGGATGTTCCCATGATTGTACTGACCACGCTCGACGAGAACAAAGAGAAGAAAACCGTAAAACCGAATCCCGATGGAGAAAATGAACCTGGCAATAAAGAGGAATGACTTCGAGGAAGCCATCCCTGTAGCCACCACCAAGAACAACGATGTATTTGAGATGATAGAATCATACATCGACACGGCAGAATATGAGGTGGCAGAAAAGATCTTAGGCGAGGCTGGCGTAAATGCCGTCAATAACGGTCAGAACGTGATGCTTGTACGCTTCGTAAAGCGGTTGGTATGCTACAACGCATTCCTTCCACATTTCCGCAGTCTCGACCTCGTGCTGACAGCAACAGGTTTCGGGGTTGTCAGTACCCAAGACCTCACACCGGCAAGCAAAGCCCGTGTGGATGCCTTGAAGAGCCAACTCGACATTGAGCGGAAACGTTCCGAATGCCGTGTCATAGAGCAGTTGTTCTCCGTCAAGGGCTGGGCAGCACAGCGTCAGCGCAAACAGTGTGTGCCGACACTGTTCTACGACTTCAATTACCTTTCGGAATATGCTGGCGTTGAAGCACCCACCATTAACGACTGGCGCAGGGCTCAGCCACTCATCATGGAGGCTGACGGATTACTACGCTCGAAAATCGGCAATGGGCAGATGGACAGCCTTTTGACGAAGGTGACATCTGGAAACATGACTGCAGAGGAGACTACTGCCTGCACCACGATCCTGAATATCATCGGTCTGCATATTGCAGGCAATCCTCGTGCGGAAAAAGTATATTACACCTCACTGATGAACCATATCGAGGCTCACCTTGACGTGTTCTCAGCATACAGGGACAGTGAGGCATATCAAACCAATCATTTCAAAGGCTATGAGAATACTAAGGAGTCCGGGATGTTCATATTCCAAGGATAAAGGGCTTGATCTCCACGCGCCACGCTCATGGCAGGAACTCACACAGGACCAACTATGGTATGTGTTCTTCCTGCTCAGCCGTTTCTCCACACCGGAGGAGGTGAAGACGCTGATGTTCCTGCGCTTCACAGGCATTCAGGTGGTGATGAAGGTGGCAGGTGGCGCACGGTGCTATATACGCAACGACGGCAAGGGAAAGAAAAACTACTTTAACATTCAGACCTGGCAGATACAGAGTCTGATGCATCAGTTCGACTACATCGATTCGTATGAGAGCATGGGTGTACGGTTGGAGTGCATCCAGGGCTTTCATGCGGTCGATGTCATACTGAAGGACGTGCCTTTCATCGACTACCTCAATATGGAGCAGTACTATCAGCAGTTTCTGAAAACGAAAGACAGCAAGTACCTGGACCAGCTGGTATGTGTGATGTATCGTGATGAGAAGGGTCGAGCAGCCACTATGCAGCCCGATGACGTGGAGCGTCTGGCGACGTTCTTCTGGTTCGGCTACATCAAGTCTTTCTTCGGCAGGCTTTTCCCGCACTTCTTCAAGCCGGTTGGCGAGGCACAGTCTGAGAACGTCAGTTTCCTGACAATCGCCAATGCACAGATAAGGGCACTCACCGACGGCGATATAACCAAAGAGGAACAAGTGAATAACAGCGACTGCCTGCGTGCGCTGACAGAACTCAACGAGAAGGCACGGGAGGCAGAGGAATTCAAGAAGAAATATGGAAAATAAACCGTTTGAGCCACTGGCTTATTTCAAGATGCTGGCGGAGAAAAACCGCCTGTGCCGGAAACACGGCTTCAAGGCTGTGTTCGCTTCCGGTCCCGATAACATCGAAGGCATCATGAACGAGTTCCGCAAGACGCAGAACTTCATTGTCATTGACGACACGACCGACAACAACGTCCACAGCAACAAGCCGGGATGGTTTACGAAGTCGGTCTATACGGTCTGGGTGCTTGCCGGTACCACATTCAATGACCATGACGACCGTGCGGAGAAGATGGATCTGTGCCGGCGCATCTTCTGGCAGTTTCTCTCTAAGATGATACGCGACAAGGCGAAACTCGTCTATGGAGAGGGTATGTACTACCTCGCCACTGAGCGTATCTACTACAAGGAACTGGGACGCTACTCGTTCAATGGTGCTACGGGACTGTATTTCATGATAGAGAACGACGTGCCTACAAACCTCATATACAATGCCGAAGAGTGGGAAGAATAACAACGTGCAGCCCCCAGTGAGCCAACAGGACATCGAGAAATACGAGCAGGGGTGGACACGGGAGATGATGACCTACTGGCGTGAGCGTATCTTGAAACTGCAGATATACCACACAGGGGCACTGTACAAGAGCCTTACGGGTACGCTCCAGCCGGGAAACCCTACAACCATCGAGCACCGGTTCCTCTACTATGGTGTCTATGTGGCTGCAGGTGTCGGCAACGGCTACCGTCGTGGCAATGGTGGCGACCTCGCTTTTCTCCAGGACTGGAAGACGAACCGGGACAAACACCGCCAGAAGAGGGACTGGTTCGCACGGAAATACTTCTCGTCAATCATGCGACTGGGAGAATTCGAGGCAGCCTTCTATGGACAGGCGTTTAACGGTTTGATGAGCGAGGCTCTTCAAGATGTGTTCGAGGGTAAAGCCTCAGACCATTTCCGCTGAAACACGTATTTTTATCATTTCACTCATATCCCTAAATTTGCAGTAATATAAATTATCTTTTTCATATATGGTATCAACAGCAGCGATAGACGAGTTAAGGCAGATGTTCGAGACGATCCGTGATGAGCGGAAGATGTATGCGAACACCGCTACCCGTATTGGTAACGCTTTTCTGTCGCTGCTGTCTTACCTTATCGACGCACCATTCATCCGGAAGGACAAGGATGATGAGACAGCGTACCTGCTGACCCTGCTCAAAGGCGCTGTTATCGGAGAGTCACATAATATCCGGCTCAATCCGGACGGATCCATACGCTGCGGGCGTATCGTTGTCGATGGTTCTGCTGTATTTAATGAACTGGTGTTCAACCACCAGAACGTGCTGGAGGGGGACACCTATTTTACTGACAGGGGCATCATCGAGACAGTGGAGCATATCAATCTTGGTCAGTATAAGTTGACGTTCCGTAAGATGCACGACAACGACAGCCTTACATTCCATGTCTATGACATCCTGAAATGCTCCACCAACAACCTCGATGTTGCCAGGACACACCAGACCTCATACACAAGAGTAGAGAGCATCAATAGAGATGAGAACAGTTGCGTCGTTACAATGTATAACGATATCGACGTGCCTGGTGGAGTAAATTACCCTCCACAGGCTACGGCAAGGGCTATCCGCTGGGGTAATGCTGTTGATAAAGATCGCCAGCAGGTGTTCTTTATCTCATCGACGGACGGCACGTTCCTGTTCCTTCAGGGTGTTGACAGACCTATCGTCGATGACCATAATACGGCAGCGTTCCTCGGCATACCTCCGCAACTTGACATTCTTAAAGATCTGCCCATCAACGCACGACAGCCATATATTTATGCCCGTGGACTCATTGTAGAGGATATCATCCGTATCGACTACCAGGGCAACCCGCAATATACTGCAAGGGACAGGGGACAGTGGAAAGAAGACGGCATCTATATACACGGCTATGACAGTACCTATAAGGGCTATTTCTCCGACAGGGTGTGGCATGGTGGCTGTCTGTGGCAATGCACGGTAGCACAGGCTACGGTAGGACAGGCTCCACGTTTCAACAACACCGAATGGGTGTGTCTGATAGGTGGAGAGAATATGACTATCGACATCATCAGCACCGCAGGCGACTGGTTTAAGGCAGGAACAGACTGGACAACGGAACTGGTGGCATGGGTGTGGAACGCAGAGATGCGTATCACGGAAGAGGAGATAGGACGAAGCCATATCACCTGGTTACGCCAGTCGGATGACGAGGGGGGCGATACCGCCTGGAACATCAAGCATCCGACAGGCTCAGTAGGGCTTGAACTGCCCATCGACTCGACGATAGACATTCCCGGAACATGGACGGCAGGCAGCCGTGTCGGCTTCCTTTGCATCATCACGTTGCCGGATGGCAGCAGTTATCAGTCAGAATATTCAATAGTAATGTAATATGAAGATAAGAAAAAAGACAGGATATGTGGTTCACTCCCCATTGTCATACGCATTTGAGGTGAAGGAACTCGGTGGGTCGTACATTCAGAAGTACGACACCATCAGCGGTGCATACATCCCGAACAGGGAACTGACACCTTACCTGCTGAAGCCTTGCCTGACTATCACTGATCCAGACGGGATTATTCCAGCCGGAGAATATACTTCACGGCTTGTCAATATCAGATGGACTGTGAGAGGATGGCTGCAGGGTGTGGCAAAGACATTGACAGAGGGTACAGACTACACCATAGACAGCAATACCCACGCACTCACGTTCAACCATAACGTTGCTGTCGATGAGCTTGTGCGCATCGAGTTCAGTGCTGATTACGTCAATAACGCTCGTGGCGAGGCGCAGACGTTCCGCTGGTCGAAAGACCTTGCCACAGTAGGAGAGGCGCAGTGGAACGTCTCACTGACAGTTGATGTGCCGTCAAAGGTTGACCTCTCCCCGTTCAAGAACAGAGGACAGTTCAATATCTTCGCCCAGCTGTTCAACGGCGACGGAGAACTGCCGGATGACGCATGCATCTATCTGTGGCAGCGTTTCAACGGCACACAATGGGTGGACATCGACGAGGAGGAGGACGCTTTCTATATTGCCGGCAAGAATGCCAAGGGTATCACCGTTGACCAGGACTATATCCAGCGTGAGACATTGCGCGTCGTGGCGTACCCGAAGGACAAACCGGCAGAGCAGCGTAGCTTCACAATGCTGCTCCGCCGCTGGTACGGGCAGTGGGAGGAGGATATAGAGCTGGTACAAGGAAAATATGTTTTTCTCTCCGATACCATTGCATCGGCAGAGGTGAAAGTGGTGAACAGACAGGGAAATATCACAAGTCCGCAAAGATACTTCGAGATAGAGATATTCTTCGCACATGGGGATGGTGAATGGAACAGCGTAGCATATGGAACGACTGCTACAGTACAGCGCGGAGATATGGCACAGAAAGAACCGAGGTTTGGAGTTCTGTGCCGTGAACTGTCTGCCTTCCGACCAATCGAGTTGCCTGACGGTTCAGTCCTGGCAGATGAGGATGGCAGCGTGCTGATGGCACAGTTCCCTATATCAGAAAGAGAAGTGTAACGAAAAACATATATGATATGCAATACTACCTTATACCTGCAGCACTCGCGGAAAGTCTTGGCTTGACCTCGTACCGTCACGGCAATGCCAACGGATATGTGGTCACGTCTGGTGACCTTACGCCATATGGAATAAGTGAGGCTGTCGCTGATGGGGCACAGCCACTCACAGAGAGAGAAGCAAAAGAATATATCAAAAATATCGATAAGAGATGAAAAGTATATCCGCAATCCACCATTTATATGCCTATGAGGATGGCGACACCATCACTCCGGGAATGGGCGTTCAGATAGATGCAGGCTATGGTCTGCACCAGTATTTCAATCCTACCACAAAAAAAGTGGTGGCTACTGATTTCACTCAGCATCCTGCAGTGCTCTACCCTCAAGCGTACAGCTCGAAGCAGGGAAAGATCATCGTGCCGGAGACAGTGGGACAACAGTGGTATTACAACAATATCAGCAGCGAGGGAGCCATCACAGAGAATGGAGCAGTGAAGGCAAAATGGGCTTCCATATTCGAACTGACAACAGTACAGTCCAACGGCAGCACCTTCCCTGCTCTCAAAATCAAGGGAAACCTCGCATCGGAAACCGACTATACTGATAAGTATATCTATTATTCCAGTACTTCACAGGGGAAAACCTTCACCTGTCAGCAACTCATTCCTATGCAGGCTGCCGTTGGCGAAACTTATAAGGTTCTTATCTCTGTGATGGGAGAAAGTGGCGCAGGAGACAATGTGCTGAGCAACGACAATGACTGGATAAAATACACGGCAAACCTGCAACTGGCAGGACAGCCGGTTTCGTCAGGTGTCACATACACATTCCAGAAACTGGTGAACGGAGCATGGCAGACAGTCACGCATGTACCTGGTCTGACAGAGATATCCGGCAATACCTTCAAAGTATATAATGCAGCAGTGGAGGGAATTGAGGAATTCCGTTGCGTGGCAACGTATAACTCCAAAGAATACATGGAGGTGTTCCAAGCCACAGATATCCATGACCCGTTCTATATCGAGGACGGCTGTAACATCGCCGGTGATGCCGTGAAAGTAGGAGAGACGGCTACCTTCAATCCTAAGGTCTATGACCGCTCTAGTGGAGAGGTGTCAACAGGCTGGACATTCATTTATACTCTCTTGAAACGAAGTGACGGCAGCGTGATAACTGACATCACCGTGAGTGCATTGACATACGAGAATATCGACCGCTATGGCGGTATCAACGTTAGAATAGAAGCCATCAGATAATGTCTATTTCCACTGTTAAACCGCTCATAGCGGCACCTAAAGACGGTAAGACAGGACAGGATGCGGTATCTTACTACCTGTTCTCAGAACAGAGTTCCATTCATGTCGATAAGACCGGGGAAGCTGTTACATCGGATTTTTATGTCCATGGATATATGGTTAAAGGTTCCGGCAGTCCCGTTGAGGTTAGATATCCTGTGACTGTTGTCCATTACTACGGACCTGATGATGACAGAAACTGGTCGTCATCACAGAACCTTCCTATCTGGATATCGCCTACACAAGACCATGATGTAAACGACGAAGCCGAGAGTTTTGTGTTGACTATGTATAAGCCGAACACACAGACGGGCAACCCTGCCAATGCCCTTGCGACAATCACGATACCTATTGTGCGTGACGGTAAGGACGGTAAGGATGGCAAGGACGGCAAAGATGGTGAAGATGGTACGAGCTTCACTGTAGAAGGCAGGGCTGTTGCTCATTATGCCACCCGTGCAGAAGCGGAGGCGGCAGGAAACAGTTATGTGGGATATCTTGTTGATGGAGAAGGGGGCTCTGATGCTTACGTTTACATTATCTATACGTCAGACAGGAAAACGACAAAATCCGTCGCTGATAACATGGCGTATATCACCAACGATAACGGTCATCTCTGGGTGAAAAAAGGCACGCTATGGAATGACCTCGGTGTTATCCAGGGACCACAGGGACCACAAGGTGAGAAAGGTGAGAAAGGAGATACTGGCAATCAAGGAATAGCAGGTCCGATGTCGTACATGGCTGGAGTGTGGTCTGCAGATGAATGGTACTATCGCACGACGGACAGTTGTCCGATAGTTCTGCACAACGATCAGTACTGGTTCCTTCGCAATGTCGGGGCGAACAAAGGAGGTGTGCCCTCTGCTACCAGCACTGTCTGGAAACTCGTGGAGAAACAGGAGATTGTGTTCGCCAAGATACTGATGGCGGAGTTCGGAAAGATAGCGTCTGCCATCTTCTCCGGCTCGTTCATGCTGTCGCAGTATGGCACCCTGAATGGACGTACCATTGACGAGAATAGTCCTGACAAGGAATCTGCTTACGCTAACTTCGATGCTTCAGACCCGACAAACGCAGCCAAGTTCATTCCCAACCTCTTCATTAACTTCCTTACAGGTAAGTTCCGTGCGACTGATGCGGAGATAACTGGCACCATCAACGCCACGAAAGGACATCTGGGTAATGCCTCACAAGGCTTCGACATCGACAGCAATCATATTGGTTACTCTGCAGGAAAGAACGACAACACATGGGGTTATCTGTCAATATACAAGGACTTCTTCCGTGTCGGAGGAGCTAATGCCTATGTGATGTTCGGAAATGATGTGATACCTCTTTCTGCAGGAGGTGCCTTCTCGGCTGCAGGGCGAATCGTCAACCAGAAGAAAAATCCTTCATGGCCATACTACGACCCGGCTAACTACGGGCTCCTGATAAGTGTGACAGGCAGCAAGAAGAACTATGGCATCAAGTCTGATGCCGCACTGCGTGCCCCTGCAGTCTATGGTGACGAGTGCGCACGACTATACATCAACTCATCATCATACAGCATTGATATGTCACAGCATAACGTTTTCTATATCTACTGTGCCGGGGAATATCACATCACACTGCCGACAAAAGCATCCATAGAGTGGCAGTTCGGTTACAATACCCTGCCTCAGTACTTTGCCTATAAGGTGACATTCATTGCTGAGAAAGGAACGAGAAGGTTCTGGCTTGACGGAGTCTTGGGAGGCGACAACCAGTCTCTTAACTGGCAGATGGCTGCAGGTGACGTGGTGGAGTTGCTCGTGTCAGCTTACCCTAACTTCCATTATAAAATGCTTAATTATATTCAATAACTATGGACAAGAAAAAAGTATCACAAATCGAGGAGTTCGCCAACTACAAGAGTAGTATTCAACTGTTGGGTTATGACCCGGAGGCGAACAAAATGGGTGTTCTTACCGCAGGAGAGATAACAGGTACAAACAAGTATGGGGGTGTCCGTTTTAAGAAGGGTGATGCCACCACCTTAGGGGAGCCTTTTGGCGATATCGATACCATTATCAATATGCGTACCATACTGCAGTTGGGGGGATACCTGGTGCAGAACGACCACAGCAGAAGAAAACTGGACGCTTCAAACCATTTCAAGTTCGCTTCCGGAGGTGAGGCGAAACTTGACGGCACGATGGGACACTACCAATGGGGTTGGGGCGTGCCATACTACTACGCTTTCTGGGAAGATGACGAATATGACTATGAGGCATATGGCACTTCGCCTATTCCTGGAAGATACAATTTCCGCATCCCTGTCGCTTCAGGATCCTGCGGATGGGCGACCATGGACAGAACAAACAACATCCTTGTTAGTTACTGTAACCGTAACGCACAATATCGAGGAGGTAAAAACGATGCCTCGTTTGATGGCAAGTGGAATACCCAATGCGGAAAGCCCTGTAATAACATTGCCTTTAACGCCTTCCAGACGGCAGCGGAAAAGAACGGTGATAGATGGGCAGCAAACTGGTTTGCGTTCTTCTTTATGGTAGGCGCACTGCAGCGCATCTACTTCCATGACCGCAACATCCAGAAGGCATGGACGACGACACTTACGGAGAACGGGCTGCATCAGGGCGGTCTCGGAACCGGTGTCGATAACGTCTCCGGAGAGTTCGGCTCGCAATACGCAACACTTGATATCGACGCAATGGCTGACAAAGGTGACGCTCTTGGCGTATTCACGAAGGAGATAGAAAAAGATGACGGAACGACATTAACCATCAAAAATATACCTCTGTTCTTCGGACTGCCAAACTGGTACCATTACATGTGGGCACCACTACATGGTATCCGTCTGCAGAACCTTGCAGACAAATCGAAAGATGTATATATTAAAAAGGTATGGAACAGTGGGGCAACGGACCCAACCGGTCTGACAGGCTTTACAAAGATAGGTACAATTCCACCTTCAAACCAAGGGTGGAACTATCCAAAGACAATGAACTTCGATCACCTCGCTTTGTTCCCACTTTCGTTCGGTGGCAGCACATCGACATTCTTCCCTGATGGATTCTATGGTGATGGTGCTACGTCGGGTCTTCGTGCCCTCGCTGCTCTCGGCTATGCGGGCAATGGTGCCGAGGCTGGCTCTGGTGCGCTGGCTGGTAACCGTGCGCCCACGAGTGCCAATGTGGACTACGGGGCGTTCCTCTGCGAAGCAGCAGAAGACTGGGACACGACGGCGTTCTTCGTTGCCTGATGCTGGCAAAGCGAAGCAAGGCACACCGGGCGCGAAAGCGCCCACCTTGCCCGTCAGGGCAAGGCTTTTATTATAAAAATTCGCTCTTTGACATTGTTGTTTGACGAATAATTTGTACCTTTGCACCCGTCTTAATAAAAAAAAAAGACAGGTAGAACCCCTTGTCCCGGGTCTTCGTGCCCTCGCTGCTCTCAGCAATGCGAACAATGGTGCCGAAGCTGGCTCTGGTGCGCTGAATGGTAACAATGCGCCCACGAATGCCAATGTGAACTACGGGGCGTTCCTCAACTATATCAGAAGATAGGGGTGAGCCTTTCCCAATGGAAAAACATATCGAAAGATGGCAGAGAGCCTCGTAACGCAAGCGTGAGCGGCATACCTGTCGGCGAATATAGCAGATTCGCCAAACGAACCCAAGAGAGATCCCGACTTTTGACACCGATTTCTTAAACCCGTTTTTTAGATCCCGTTATATTAAAGATCCCGTTTTTGTTCCACAAATCCCGTCAAGATGCGAAGAATCCGCGACAAGGGGGAGGCAGAGAACATGGACAATGTGCGTGCTGCGTTCGACAACTACAGCGACCAGAAGCACAAACGGAGAACGGTAAGGGAATACGAAGAGAACCTTGAACTTAATCTCGGTTTGGTGCTGCAGCAGCTCATTGACGAGTCATGGCAGCCTGCCCCATACACAAGAAAAGTGGTCTTTGAACGGAAACGAAGGGTTCTGGCCAAGACCATTGTACATGATCATGTGATAGAGGCAGCAGCCATTCTACCATATGAGAAGGCTCTTTATGATTATATCGCCTGGCAATCTCCGGCTGTGCGTCCGAACATGGGGACACATGCGTTGTTGCGTCATATCCGTAACGAGTTGTTCCGTTACCCTCAACAAGAACTGATGTACTATGTTCATTTAGACGCACATCACTACTTTCCTTTGATGGATCATGCCATCCTCAAAGAGAAGGTTTGCCGCAAGATCAAACCAGGCAAACTACGCAGATTCATTTTCAAGGTCATTGACAGTTACCTGCAAGGTGCTCCGCTTGGTATCAAGATTTCTCAGATACTCGGTCAGATAGACCTAGCAGACTTCGACCGAAAGGCGATGCGCTTCTTCGACATCGCTGATGATCCAGAAAAACTTGCTTATTGGACTGACCGGTACGTGACGGACAAGTTCCTCACCGCACGGACACCTGATGATGCTGCACTACTGGCAAAGGGTGTGGAATATCTTAGCAACCGTTTCCGTAAGTTTGCCCGTGAGGGTTTGCGACACTATTGCCGGTTTGTGGACGGTATCATCATTGAGCATGAGGATAAGACAGTCTGTCATATAGCAAAGGAACTTTCCATTATGATACTTTCAAGGGACTATCACATTATAGTCAACACCGACTATAACGTGCGACCTACCTATATGGGTATTCGCATCTGTGGCTATGTCTTTTTCCACGAGAAGGTGCTGCTGGGCAAGCGAAACAAGAAAGAACTTGCCCGTCATGTGGCGCACCTTCGCAAACTTGGGCTGGATGAAGAACAGATCCGCATTAACCAGGCTTCACGGTTCGGTTACGCTAAACATGCAAACTGTATTCATCTATTTAAATGTTTAGGTATGGAAAAATCATTAGGAAAGATTATCAAGAAAAAGCGTATTAAACCACCCTTTGAGGGCATGAATTCAGATCAGAAAGTTCCGTTCTCCAGTATCTGTGTGGAACTACGCACCCCACCGCAAGGATGGGATAAGAAAATCTATCTGATGGACTACAAGGTGGAAGACTCAAAAATCGAAAAAACAAAGGTTACTGTGACCATCCCAGACTCACAGGGGAATAACCAGGACATCACAAAGACGGTACCGGGTAAGGTACTCGCCATCCGATTCAAGAAGATATTGAAGACGAACATCATCCGGAACGCCAATGGCGAAGAGGAGGAACATTACGATTTCGAGAAAAGAAGAGACAAGGACGGGAACCCGATGCTGGAAGATGCTGAGTTCTATTCGTTCACAGGGTCAAAGGTACTAATAGACCAGGCAGTCAACGACTTCTCTGTTGAAGACCTGCCGAGTCCTACCGTCATTCAGCAGTTTGAGGGCAAGCAAGGACAGAAATTCTTTAAATTCACATAGTTATGAACAAAAAAGTTTATCGCGAGCCACGTACCTTTGAGAAGTACGACCGCACACACATCATCGGTTATCTTAACGAGACCATCATCGAGAACTACCAGCCTGAACAGCAGGAAGGTCAGGAACCAATCGAGCCTTATACCGGCTACCAGTACGAGGGAGTGGAACTGGATGGTGGTACCATCATGGAATGTTCCGATGCCAGCGACAACGGTGAGGTGGTGAACGCCATCATCCGAACACGCTACACCCTGTCTCAGGAACTGGCGATCCACCGGCACCATGAGAATGACGCAGCAACCTACGCTGAGGAATGGGAAGAATATGATGACTGGTGTGAGACAGCCAAGACTGTTGCCAGAAACTGGCTGAACAAGTAATCGCTCAATCTTCAAATGGATGTGCGCTGTCGTTCCTTTAATGGGAACGGCAGCGTATTTTTATTGTCATCCCTGAAAGTCTACTTTTGCAGTGTAATAAATTCATAGCAACATGAAACAGAATACAAAGGAATGGATTCAGTATGGCTCTGCCATCGCACTGATTACTTCCAGTATCGCACTGGCATTCGTTTCTTTTCTCATCACCAAGGATATCGGTGCTGGACCGCTGACATACATCGGAGAGGCATTGTCTGCAGCACTGGGTATCTTCGGCATCGGAATTTATTTTGCCGGAAAGGTAACGGAGTTCAAGACGGAGATTCGTAACTTCCTCGTTGAGGAACAAAACAAACAGCCAAATGATAGTAGTACTGATTGACAACGGACACGGATCTGACACACCAGGCAAATGCTCGCCGGATGGCAGACACCGTGAGTACCACTGGGCGCGTGACGTGGCGCAACGCCTGGAGAAAGCCCTTACAAAAGAGGGGATAAACGCCACACGTATAGTAACAGAACAGCATGATATCCGTATCGCAGAACGCTGTCGCAGGGCGAATGCCGTATGCCGACAGTATGGAGCGAAGAATGTCATTCTTGTCTCTCTTCACAACAATGCTGCAGGAAACAGGGGACAGTGGATGGATGCGAGAGGTTGGAGCGGCTTTGTGTCGCCCAATGCCAGCAGCAGGAGCAAACGACTCGCACAGCTGCTCTACGACCAGGCGGAACGACTCGGACTGCAAGGAAACCGCAGCGTGCCGAAGGAACGCTACTGGATTCAGAACCTCGGTATATGCCGAGACACCAACTGCCCTGCCGTACTGACAGAGAATCTTTTCCAGGACAACCGTGAGGATGTAGCAATCCTACAGAGTGAGGAAGGTAAGCAGCGCATCGTGGAACTGCATGTTGAAGCAATCAAGAACTATATTAAGGAATATAACCTATGAAAAAGCTAATTCTTTGTTTAATCCTTGCTATGAGTGTCATATCCTCATGGCTGGTGGCGGAAAAAATAAGTGAACTAAAGGATGAGAAGGAACGTCTGAGCGTTGCCCTGGCACATGCGCAGATATACCAGCCGTTACAGCGCGACACCATCCGTGACACCGTAAAGGTTGTCACGCAGCAGATAGTCGAGGTGGAACGTGCCGACCTTGTAAAAGAACGTATCGCTGACAAAAAACTCATCAAGGAACTACAGCTTCGTGCCTCACAACTGGAGAGCATCCATCAGATGGGAACGCAGACCAGCGACACCATCCGCATATACATACCTCCTGACTCGGTGTTCCGCTATCACGATCATTGGACAGACATCAAGGTGAATATTCCGGACTCCATGCTCACATACTCCGTGCGCGACTCCACACAGATTATTGTCGCACACGACTATAAACACAGGTTCCTATGGTGGCGGTGGGGCGTGAAAGGCTACAAGGTGAAAGTTGTTAACTTCAATCCCCATGCCACCATCCTGTATAATTCGTATGTAAAAGCAAAATAATTGAGGAAATATTTGGAAATTACAGGGGAATTTCCTATATTTGCAGTAGAAATTAAAAGTATTTACTATGGAGTTCTTCTTTACGCTCATATTGACATGGATAGTAGTTTACCTGATGGTGAAGGCAGGTGAACGAAAACCGAGGTGTAAATGGACGGAAGAGGATTCTTTCCGTTTCTACAAAATGTCTTTGAAACATGAGTATAATAAAGTCGTCGAAGGTGCACGTTCCGGCGATCTCAGATGCAAGAGACTGAAACGGGAGTATGAGGAACTTCCAGAATTTAAAAAATATGGGATTACTCCTATAGAATTGTAACCCTCATAGCATAATCAAATATGCCCCATCATAAAATTTGGTGGGGCTTTTTTTTGTACTTTTACATATAAGTTTCTTGCTGTAATTTTGTACTTATAAAAGCAAGAAACTATGGCATCAAATTATCAAGAGTTCGTAACTACCGTCAAACTCAACTCTGAGGACGCGAAGAACAAACTGGAGCAACTGCGTAAGGATACTGAGCGGTGGATCAAAGAACGTGACCAACTGATTAACAGCGGGGGTAGTTCCAAGAGTATCAATGACCTTACTAAGAAGATAACCAAGGCTGAGAAGTCGATGGTCAGTCTGGAGAAACAGGCTCACAATGTCATTGATACCATTGACAATATGGATGCTGCCTCGCTGGAACAATTGCAACAGGCAGAGAAGATGCTGAATGCGGAGATGCGAAAAACTCCGCAGAACACCCAGTATTTCCAGGACCTGACAGATAAGCTTCAGCAGGTCAAAACACAGATTGCTGGTATCAGGGAGCAGACCAAACAGAACTTCAACGAGCAGAAGCAACTCAACGATGAGATAGCCAACATGAACAATGTGCTGGCTAATATCAATACATCGACGCTGAGCCAGTTGTCTCAGGCTGAGAGCACTCTGAAGCAACAGATGCGCGACGCTGTTCCTGATTCTGCCGAGTACCAGAAAGCAGCGGCAAGTCTCGGACAGGTGCAGAGCCGTATCAAAGAGATTAACGATGCCCAGAAAGAGACTGTCCGCACTATAGACAAATACGATCAGGAAATCAAAGAAGCCCGGCAACTTACAGTCGATTGGCAACGAGAGGCGAAACTTGTCAACGATACACTGAAGAACCTTGACAAAACGTCGATTCGGGATATCGAGTATTCTATCAAACTGCTTAATGAGAAGTTGAAGGATACAAAGCAGGGCACAGAGGAGTTTAAACAAATAAACAATCAACTGACCCAACTGAAAACCAAACTCCGTGATATTAACGATGAGTCGAAAGAGACACAGAGCCTGTTTTCTCGTATAGCCAACTTCCTGAATGTCAACTGGGGTGCTATAACTCAGGGGTTCGCTGCCTTAACAGGATTGACGATGACCATCCGTAAATGTGTACAGGCATATGCCGAAATGGAGGAAGCAATGGCTGACACACGAAAGTACACGGGACTGTCAGCAGAGGGTGTTCGTGAACTTAACGATGAACTGAAGACTCTTGACACAAGAACCTCTCGCGAGGAACTGAACGCTCTTGCCGGCTCTGCTGGTCGCTTGGGAATCACATCGAAAGAATCCATTATGGATTTTGTTTATGCTGCCGACAAAATAAAAGTTGCACTCGGTGATGACCTCGGAGACGAAGCCATAGACCAAGTGGGCAAACTGGCTATGGCATTCGGAGAGGATGACAACATGGGACTTCGTGATGCCATGCTCTCCACCGGCTCAGCCATCAATGAACTGGCACAGAATTCCGCAGCAAAGGCAGGCTACCTCGTAGACTTCACCGCTCGTGTTGCCGGAGTTGGCAAGCAACTCGGAATGACGCAGGCTCAGATAATGGGATTCGGTGCAGTTATGGATGAGAATCTCTTGCGTGATGAGATGGCATCGACCGCTTTTTCTCAATTGCTGACAAAGATGGCCACCGACACCAAGAAGTTCGCAAAGATGGCTGGGATGGACGTGGAGAAGTTCAGCAAACTGGTCAAAGAAGACATGAACGGTGCTATTATGGCACTTGCAGAAAATCTCAGCAAGAATGATTTTGAGAACCTTGGTAAAATGTTTGATGACATGGGACTTGACGGAACCCGTGCCATTGGTGTTCTCACAACGATGGTTGATAAGCTTGATGATGTAAAGAAACATCAGGATACTGCTAAGGTAGCATATGAGGAACATACTTCGGTAGTCGAAGAGTTCAACACTATGAATACTACTGCTCAGGCAGAGCTAGATAAGGCAAAGAAAGCCTTTCATGAGATAGCTGTGGAGCTGGGACAGAAACTGACACCTGCTGCCAAATACACCATATCTACCGGTGCTCTGGCAGTAAAGATGCTGTCTTCACTTGTTACCTTCACGACTAAGCACTGGAAGACACTTGTTGTGCTGACATCGGGAATAATTGCCTACACGGTTGCCGTTAACAAGGCTATCATCATGGAGAAGATCCATAATGCCGTTACGGTAATCCGCAACGGACTGCATAAGATAGAGGCAGGGCTTATTGCCGCTAAGACAGTGGCGATGACAGCCTGGGGAATCGTTGTGGATCTCGTCACCGGCAAGATTACTCTAGCGACCGCAGCGCAACAGTTATACAACAAGGTTATCCTTGCCAATCCATATATAGCCGCTGCAGCCGCAATCATGGGATTGACGGCAGCCCTACTGTCTTTCATCGACTCTGCTGATGATGCTACTGAGGCACAACGTCGTCTCAATGAGATTCAGCGAGAGGCTCAGGCAGAAGCAAGTGGAGAAATAGCGAAGATAAACGCTCTTATCGAAACTGCCAGGAATAAGGCTTTGGCTGATGGTACCAGAGAGGCTGCTATTCGTAAACTGAAAGAACAGTATCCTCAATATTTGGGTTTTCTCAGCAAAGAAAATGTAAACTCTCAAAACACGACTACGGCAATTAATAATCTGACCAATGCGCTCATCAACGAGGCTAAGGCCCGATTACTCGTTAAGAAGATACAAGAGGCAGAAGAAAAGAAACAGGAGATCACCGAGGGGTATTTTAAAGGTATAGGTGGTTTGTGGCGTAGTATGGTGGCTGGCTTCGGCTCTGGACTCAATGACATTGCTGATAAATCTGAGCGTCTTCTGAATGTATTTAAATATCAGAGTTTCGATGCATGGAATGCTAAGACATGGATAGAGGAAAACGGATATGCCATAGATGCCTTGACATATCAGATGAACGGCTATAAAGCAGCAATAGCCGAAGTGGATGATGAGATAAAGATACTCAATAAAGAGTTAACAAAGACGGTGGCTAAACAAAATTCTCTCCAACAAAATCCAGGTGTCAAAATTAAAGATCCAGGAGATGGTGGAGGAAGCGTTACTCCGTATAAGTCAGAGGCGGAGCTGAAGAAAGAGGAGCAGGAACGTCAGGCTGCAGCAAGAAAGCAACGGGCAGCGGAACGAGTAGAAGAGGCAGCACGACGCAAGGCAGAAGCTCAGCGTAATAAGGACTACAAGGAGGAAATGAAGCAGGCACGCGCCCATGGAGAGGCATTGCAGCTCCAGAACTATCTTCGCTTCACTCAGGAGACCCATGACCTTGAGGAGTTCCGTAAGGAGGAACTGCGTATTCGCCAGGAGTCTTTCGATGAGCAGATAGCCATTGCAAAGAAATACCATGGTGAGGAAGCCAGTGAGGTTGCTTCCTTGCAGAGCAAGAAACAACAGTTGCTCAATGACTATAACCAAATGTCATACCGGCTGCGTGAGGAAGAGATCAACCATACGGCAACACTTGCCAAAATGGAAGTGCAACGCGCCTACAGAACGATGGGTTCTGAAATCTATCAGGATGAAGGAGCAATGCAGCAGCGCATCAGCCAGATAGAACTGAATGCCCTCAGCGAGAGACTGGAGGACATGAAGAAACGGCAGATGGAGGGCACACCGGAATTCCTGCGCCTGCAAAATGAGTACAACGAGAAGAAAGGTCAGGCTGAACTTGACTCAGAACTGTACTATCTCGAAAAAATAGACGAATACCGCGAACAATGGCTGAGAATGGGAAGCGAGAAGCAGATGGCTATCGCTATGCAGGGGCTGGAGTCTCTGCATAAGCAGCAACTCATCTCAGAAGAGGAATACCAGCGGATGAAAATGGCTATACAGGCTCAGTATGCACAAAACCCGACGGAGAGACATAACGAGCAGTTCGATGCCAACGTCAGCGATGCCGTTGCTGTGGCTAGGTCAAACGCCACAGGTGGATATGACAAGACGGAGAAGTTCTCTGCCACCAATAATCCACTGGTGGGGCAGATACAACAGTACTCTTCCACGATGGCACAGTTGAAGGTGCTCTACGAGAATGACAAAATCACCTATGCGGAGTACCAGACAGCCAAAGGACAGATTACGCAGGAGTTCCTGAACAATATGGTGGCAGGATTTCAGGCTGCATACGACTCCGTTAACAACGTCATGTCGGCAGCGTCATCCTTCTATGCCGCTCAGTCTCAGTACGAGCAGAACGTGACTTCTAAGAAGTATGACAAGATGATTGAAAAAGCCGGTAACAATCAGAAGAAACAGAAGAAACTGGAAGAGAAAAAACAGAAGGAACTGGCGAAAATCAAGAATAAGTACAACAAGAAGGCTGCCAAGATACAGATAGCGCAGGCTGTGGCACAGACAGCAATGTCCGCCATCAACGCCTACTCATCGGCAGCAGCCATTCCCGTTGTGGGTTATATCCTGGCACCAGTTGCGGCAGCCATGGCAGTTGCTGCAGGTATGCTGCAGGTGGCTGCCATCAAGAAGCAGGCAGCAGCACAGGAGGAGGGCTACTACTCCGGTGGCTTCACTGGTGGCAACCGCTACCGCCGTGTCGCTGGCAGTGTGCATGAAGGCGAGTTTGTTGTCAACCACGACGGGGTGAACAACCAGAACCTTATGCCTGTGCTCCGGCTGATTGACAGGGCACAGCAGAACAACACCATCGGAACACTGACCGCCAGCGACGTGACACGTCAACTGGGACAGGGGGGGAGTTCAGTAGTGGCTCCAATAGTAAACGTGCAGAATGACTCTCAAGAGTTGAGTGGTGCCATCGGACAGATGAATGAGAGCATCGAGCGACTGAATTACAATCTCGAGAACCCAACACCGAACCCAATCTCAGTAGAGGAACTTGACCGCAAACTTGACATCTTCAAACGATTAAAAAAGAACACATGATACAATGCATCATTGACGGAAAGGTAGGCTATCCGGATACGAAGAACAAAATTAAGGTTACCTACGAGAACCAGTATGTAAACGACAGTGGCTCATACACCTATCAGATAAACTTCCCGATGTCTATCATGGTGAATAAGGCCCTGTTCGGCAATGTTGACCGCTTCGATGTGAAGAAGACCATTCCTGACTTCGAGGACTGTCGCCTGATGGTGGACAACAGGCTTATTATATCGGGTAAGGGTACCGTGATGAGCATCACCAACGACAGCGTGAAATTGCAGATCGTCGGTGGCAAGAGCCGTATAAAGTACAACTCGAAATTCACGAGCCACTTCATCGATGAGATAGACTATCCCGACACCTGCGTGAAGACATCAACAAAGGAGTTTCTTATTTGGTGGGCGAAATTCAGTCTCAATGGAATCATAGAAACGGATCTGTCAAACAAGCATGTAGTTGGCGAGGAAGGGAAGTTCGCCTTCAACCCTGTCTATGACGAGACGAACGACATCATCGCCAATGCGCCCTTCGTCACGTACTATACAGAAGGGGGCATTACCAAATATCGAATGTACATGTACGATGTGGCAGTGCAGCCGTATCTGATGTATGTACTGAAGCTCGTGCTCCAGCATGAGGGCTTTACGCTCCGTAGAAATGATTTCGATGTGGATCCATGGAACCGTCTTGTCATCTGTAATGCCAGAAAGGGAACGGACATCAAACTGGCACTGCCTCACTGGTCTGTTTATACCTTCATCGACGAGGTGCGAAAACTGTTCAACGCATCGTTCATCTTTGACGAGGTGACGAAGACGGTTGACATCATCAGCACCAACGAATTGACCAAGAACACTGCCGTCAACTATGACTGCATGGACGAGTTCTCCGTGGAATATGACGAGGACGGGCTGAAGAACCTTGCCACGTCAAATGTGGAATATGATTTCGCTGACTCGGAGAACAGGGACTACAGAGACGTGATACCGCTGGAGGTAATGAAGAAATTCCCGTTAAAGGAATATCCATGGATAGGTGCGCTGGTGGATGATGCGGAGAAGATGACTCAGAAAGAGCGAATGACAACCATCTTCAAGGTTCCTGATGACTATGTGCTATTCGTCATGGAGGAGAACGAGCAGGGGAAAGAAGTGGAGACCATTTCACACGGTGGATTCTTCAACCCTCTTATCAGGGATGAGAACTCGGAGGACTATGAGAAACTGAAGATAGTGCCAGTCGCCATGACATATATGGAGCGTTTCCGTGAGGATGACAATCCTTGGTTCAAAATGAAGGATGTCCAGAATGACAGTCTGAAGATCGTCATCCCATCGATGACCAACGACAAGGAAGCCGATGTGGACAGCATGACCTTCGACGAGGACGAGGAGGAATACTATATCAGCGTTCAGGATGCGATGGAGGACACGTCCATGATCCAGGAGGAGAAGGAGCAGGACGATGAGAAGATGCAGGTGATGTTCCAGTCGAGTTGCTGCTATAACTATCGCAACCAGATGATTGAGTACCCAGAACGGGACGGTGAAGGGGAAAACTCAGCATTCCGCTATCCACAGGTGTTCACGGACTACAGGATGTACCGGTGGTTCATCTCCTTGAGAGAGACGGCATCCCTCTCGCTGAACTCGCTCCCATGGGGACAGACGATCGGCGACTATGCCAGCAACGTGCGCATTGACACGAAAAACGTGTACTGCATAAAATTCCCGACAGATGATATCCCTGATCCGGGAAGCATATTCATATTCCGGAACAAGAAGTTCATATGCCAGAAAATAGAGATAGAGATCAATGAGTATGGCATTGAACGTATGAAGACAGGCTATTTCTATGAGATGTTCGACTGACTCCCAGACCGTTACAACTTCCCCTTGAAGTGTTTCGTTGCCTCGTTGACCTGTTTGTCCCGGCCAACAAGGTATTTGTTCGTCACGCTGATATCGGAATGTCGTGCCTGGTCTTTCGCCACGACAATGCCCTGCTCATTGGCAAGGTCACGGATGCCCGAGTCCTTCAGGGAGTAGAACTGGTAGCAGTCCGGGAAGCCTAACTCATTCCTGATGACGGCGAAACGTTCACGGAAGATACGGCTCTCAGCTTTCTCCCTTGACGGTGTGAAGTCCTTCCCGAAGAGATAGTCGCTGTCTGGATGGCTGAACACGGCAAGGTCTATCATCATCTTCAAAATCCTGTCGTTCAGCGCTACCATACCGTCACGCCTGTTCTTGCTAATGGTGGAGGACACAAAAACCGTCTGTCTCTCGATGCTGATATCCCTGATTCGTATCTTGGTGAGTTCAGTGGGTCTGATGAAAGTGTAATACTCCATCATACAGGCAAGCAGGAATCTCCTGTCGTGGATAGACAGATAGGATGACAACCTCTGCAGGTCGTGCTCCGTCAAAGCCTCCCGGAACTTTACCCTCTCCGGCAATATCGGAATATCCGGCACATGGTTCTGCTGCAGGTACTGCTTCTGCACCAGCCACGTGTTGAAGGCGGAGAGCCATGTTCGGTAGTTGTTCCTGGTCTTCGCTGACGCATCACGGTCAAGGAGGATATAGTCAAGGAAGTCTGTCATGCAGGTGAGATTGAACTGGAATGCCTTCATCGTCTGGCAGTTCCTGTCCTCCAGGAACTCCTCCAGGATCTTCAGGCGTGAGAAATAGTCCGTCTTGGTTTTCTCCGACATCACCTTTTTCTGTACCAGTTTAATAATGTACGCGCGATACCTTATAATAATCTGTTTAAACAGGACATCACCTCGTGCGGACGGAAACGCCACCCATGGATTCCATCCACGCATCACCTGGTCATAGATGTTTGCCATGATTTGCATCGCCATGAAGTCGCGCTCCTTACCGGGCGCATACTTGTCGAGCATGTACTTTTTTCTTTTGAGCCGACCCGTTGATGGGTCTCTCATCTGGAAGTCAATGTAGGATTGTTTGCCGTCATGCCGGCGTGGGGGAGTGAAATCAAGAAGTTCACTTTTAACTTTTTTTGTCTGCTTGGAACACAT